AGTCTATGTAATTGTCAGTGCTTTGTATTTCTAAACTGGGATTAAACAATACCAGGATCTGTTCTAGCAACTGCATCTTCTGATTGGTGTTGGATGTCCACATGTCCAACTTTAATGTTAGCTCAAACGGTACTGGCATGAGTCGATCTATACTGAACGCATTGCCTTGTGTGGTTTCATAGGTATCAGTTATGCTGTCGTAGGTCCGTTGCCGCACTGCTATGGTGCTGACAAAACTGGGTTCTTGGATCATGGCGCGATTGTACTTGAGATCCGTGATGTAAAAAGTCATTAGCGGAGTGCTATTCAATTCGTTGGCACTGTTTTGTTGTATGATGGTCTGTGCTTGGCGGCTGCTGTCACCGTAGCGAACCGGCACACGAACCAAGGTGTCATTCTGCCCGGCTTCGTTGCGACCGTATTCAACTTGAAAATTACTAAAGATCCTGGCGAACTGCAACAAGAAACGTCGTATCTGTTGATCGTAAAAGAATTGTGTAACTGCCATGGTTATCCTGGTGGTCTTGGGTTGGGCGGTGTGATGTTACCACCTTGATCACCATTGTCAGCTAGAGGTCTAAGTATCTGGCTGAGACTTTGACGACTTGGAATGTTGCCTAGGTCTGTGGTGCTCACTGTATATGTATTGTTCACGAAGCTGTTGCGTAAAGTTTCTGCGGCCGGTGCCAGGTCAAGATCAGTACGCACTGCGGATTCTATAGCCACCCAACGGCTACCATTGTATCGGAACAAGCGATTGGGCATGTAATCCAATCTTAACGCATAGGCTCCAACTGTGGGGTTAGGAGGAAAGCTCACTCCAGGTGTAACTGGCAAGCCGTTTGGTGGCAACAGGTATCCGGTATCAGGATCGTAGCCACCTGTGAGATAGCCCATGGTATAACCAAAACTGCTAGGTGTGGTTCCTACCCCAGACTGTGTGCTACTAGATACCACAGAGCCATCACTGGCTACCAGGCCGGCACTGGCTGGATCACCAACCGGAGTGGTTGGTAATATGTAAAATTTAGTAGTGTCGTAGCCACTAAACGGTACATCCACTTGTGCCTGTACCAACAAGGCATCGTTGATCTCAAGATCTCTGGGTCTAGTACTCATTTGATCTCCCACAGTACTTGGCGTAGTAATTGGAGTCCAGTAGGCGGTATCAGTAATTTCAGTACCAGCTGGAACATTGCCTGAAGAGATATAATAGTTGTCACCGTCCAGTACAGTGAATCCTGCTGGATAAAAATTTCCAGGATCCCAGATGTTGTCTGGCATAAAAGGTTCGTTGATGATCTGTTGGAACTCTTGGGCATTGACCATAGGAGTGGCTTTGACACGCCATATGTGTGGCAACCAGGTCTGGCTAAATCCTTCTGTAGCATACGACCCATCCTGTATCACATAGTATTTGGGCAATGGTAACGGTATGGTTGGATCTAGGGGATAGTAATCTTTGAGATTGGGCAACTCTAGCACATCGCCTGACATCAGTTTACGACCAAACGCATCCAACATGTAGTTGTAATGGAACGTGATAAACAAGGTATCATTGTTTAGAAACAGGCCAAATTGTGTAAGATCAAAATCAATATCTTGTTGAGTATAAACACCACGCATGATGTACACATCAGGATCGTAGGCTCTATCTCTATTTTCCAACAACAACAAATCCTCGATAAACAACGGATTTACGCTATCGTACACTGGTAATGTAGCGTCGTTGTTGCCAGGATTTTCACTTTCGTCCAGGATTGGACCCAGATATTTGTGTACATAAACATCTACTCCACCTACTGTGTACATCTCCTTGATGGTGCGATCAAAAAATTGATAGTCGTTGGTTCGATTGGGGCGATAGAGGCTTAGGCGTGGCATAGTCTAGTATTTACCGCAAAGTTTGACCAAAAACTCAAAACAGGATAAAATACTATATGGAACAGATACAAGAACGTTTGAAACAAGCCGAACAACAAATAGCCAGTATACGAAGCCGAGTGGCCAGACGAGATTTAGTCAAGATGCTCAAGCCCATAACCGCGGTGCTGAACAAACTGAGCCAGGAAAGCGTGGAGTGCCGTAGGCTACATAGACCCACTTCTCGATATCAAGAGCTGGAACAACAAGCCGAAGACTTGATAAAAAACCTGGAAAAATACTTGGTATTTGCCTGTTTGCTTGGCGGTTGACTATAAACGAACTCAGTGTTACAATTAACAATCATGATATCAAGGACCTCCAATGGTAAAAACTAAAAAACCCACAGCAGAAATCAAACTATTAAATCCCAAAAGTGCTGATGTAAAGTATACTGGCTCAGAACCTGCTTGGAAGTTAGTGCTAACTGACGGAGATAGAACCAGCGCCATGCTCAAGGCCTTTACCTGGTACAACTATCACTATGGTAAAAAAGACGCCAAGGACATGATTGCTCATTGGCTCGACTACAATGACAGACCCAAAGACGCCAAACTCATAAGAGGCATTCCGGACAGCCAGATCCGTAGCACCACAGCCTGGGTATGTAGAATGAACCTGATTGGCCTGGCCCTAAGTGAACACGAACTCAGCGTGATTGACGGCCAGATCAGTGACATGATGCGTATCAAACAAGAAGTAGTCAAAGTCGTGACCGAAGAAGAAACAGTACAAGCTCGCTTGACCATACAAGATCATTTGCGTGAGCGCATGAGTGAGTGTGCTGGTGAACTAGAAGGCCTGTTTGATGATTTCCTACAACAAGGTGCAAAACTAACAGCCGAATTCAAACCCATGTCACATATCCGTGGCAGGAATGTGGCACCACAGATGATTGGCACTATCAGTGCTATCTGGAAAGATCGTCTGGCTGAGTTTGAAGAAACTGTGGAAGGACGTGATGCAGATCTGGTGGAAGCATACAGCCATCTTTCTAAAATACAGTTGCGTAATTGCGTAAAGTTTTGCGAACTGGTGATCAATGACTGCGCCAGCTATGTACAGATCAAGAAAGTAGAACGCAAACCACGTGCCAAGAAAGCCATAAGTCCTGAAAAGTTATCCAGCAAATTCAAATATCTCCGAGACTTTGCAGAACTCAAACTGGTATCAGAAGCACCGGCCACTCTAGTCAATGCCAGTGAGGCCTGGTTATACGATACCAAAAAACGCAAGTTGATCCACGTGGTAGCTGACGCTCATGTGGGATCATTCACGATTAAAGGAACCAGCATTGTGGCCTTTGATGCAGTAAACAGCTCGCAGAAGACTCTAAGAAAGCCAGCTGAACAGATCAAGTCTATTGTGTCAGTCGGAAAGCCCGCTGCCAGGAAAGTGTACAAGGATATAAAAAGCACAGAAATTAAATTCAATGGACGTGGCAACGAGAACTTGATCATACTCAAGTCCTGGTAAATATCGGGCATGTATAAAATAGTAGATGACCATCCTGATGATCCACGCAGTCTTGTATCCAATATTGAGTTTTATATCACTAATGTTTGCAATCTAAATTGTGTCAATTGCAACAGATTCAACAATCATGATTTCTCAGGATATCAAAAATGGAACGACTATAAAGAAATATACGCCCAGTGGTCCGAGCACATACGTCTCCAACGAGTAACAATACTAGGCGGAGAACCACTGCTCAATCCCACAATATTGGACTGGATTGATGGCATCAATGAAGTATGGAATGTTCCTGTACAAATTTTAACCAACGGCACTCGCCTTAATCGAGTTGCTGGGTTATACGATCGTGTGGTCAACGCAGTGGATCCTACCAATCTGGGAATTAAAAATTGGATAGGAGTAAGTTTGCACAATCAGCATGATCGTGAGCGATGCTTTGATGAAGTAAAAAAATTCTTACACGGAGACATAAACTATTACCATCATACAGATCCGCTCAATGTCAACAACGCAATGACATTTGGTGCCACACATGCATTTGTTGACAGTAACAATGTGAGAATACCCATATGGGAATATGACAGTTTTTATAAAGCCGCAGTTCATTTAAATCATAGTGGAAAATTTACCCTGTATAACAACGACCCAGTCCAAGCACACAGCACCTGTGGATTTGCGATGTTCAAATGCTATCACTTCATACGTGGTGCCTTGTACAAGTGTGGACCGGTGGCACTGTTTCCTGAATTTGATGCTCAACATCATTTGGATATCACGGACCAAGACCGAGAATTACTAAACAGTTATGCTCCCCTGCAGGTGCATGAGTTTGCTAACCGCGGATCTAAATTTCTTGACGA